CATAAGCACAATAACGACCGCCTCCGCACCTATGCGACCGTCGCGGAATTGGCCGCGGACGGTTTCCTCTCGACCGAGGAAGCGTATAAGGCGGCTACCGCATACTTCGCCCAGGAGCCCGCGCCCGATACCGTCAAGGTCGGCCGCCGCTCCGTCGACGTGGTGACCATCACGATCACGGCCGCGAATACCTTCCTCTACTCCGTGACGATCAACGGGACCGCGTATACCTTCACGTCCGACGGCTCCGCCCTGACGACGGAAATCCGCGACGGCCTGATCGCCGCCATCGGCGCGAACGTGACCGGCCTCACCCCTTCCTCGGGAGGCGCGGCCGTCTTGACCCTGACCGGGACGACCGATCTCGCTTGGTCCCTGGGGACCCTGTCCGCGAACCTCGCGGCCTCGGCGTTCACCGCGAGCGCCACGATCTCCCATGACCTGGACGCCATCAGCCTCGTCGATAACGACTTTTACGGAGTCCTCGGAACCGACCGCGCCTCCGCGGATCAGCAATCGATCGTAGTATGGGCCTCGGCCGCGAAGAAACTCGCGTTCGTCTCTACCCAGGAAGCGAACGTCGTCGACGTGGCCACCGGTTCAGACTCGACCACCCTGGCCGCCATCCTCAAGGCCGCGGCCTATGACCGGGCGGTTTGCATGTACCACGCCGCCGCGAATGCCAATTACATCGACGCCGCCGCGATGGGCCGGGTCCTGGCCTTGAAGCCGGGATCCTATACCTTCGACTTCAAGCTCCTGACCGGAATCACGGTCTCGACCTTGACCACGACTCAGCGCGCGAACGCCCATGCCAAGTATTGCAACGTGTACGAAAGCCGCGGCGGAGCCGGTCAGGTGATCGACGGCCGCGTCTCCTCCGGAAAGTTCGTGGATCAGGTCCACGGCCGGGATTGGCTCTCGAACGAAATCGTCGTCAATATGTTCGCGGCGCTTTCCGGGGGCCTGAAAAACCCGTTCACGGACGCCGGGATCGGCATCCTGGAGAACGCCGCCGCCGCCGCCGGCGCGCTCGGCGTGGCCCGCGGATACCTCGAATCGTTCTCGACCGACTTCCCCACCCGGGACGAGGTCTCCTCGGTCAATCGCGCCGCCCGTCTCTATACGGGAGCGTCCATGACCGCATACGAAGCCGGAGCGATTCATTCGGTCGAATTCGACCTAAACATCCAGGTATAACGGAGGATCCCGACCATGCTCTATACTTACGATTTCAAAAAGGTGATATGTATCGTCGGAGTTGCCCCGATTCAAGGGTTCGCCGACGGGACGGGGATCGAAGTCGAACTCGACGAAGACCTCTTCCAGAAATACACCGGCGCGGACGGCGACGTCTCCCGCTCCCGCCGTCACGGCATGGGCGCGAACGCCAAGTTCACCTTGGCCCAGACCTCCCCGTCGAACGATATCCTCTCGGCGATCATGCTCCTCGATATCACGGCAAACGCCGGCGTCGTCCCCCTCCTGATCAAAGACGTCTTGGGAACGACCAAGATCCTCTCGGGATACGCTTGGGTCAAGAAACCCCCGGCCGCGTCCTACGGGAAGGAAGTCGGGGTCCGCGAATGGATCCTCGATATCGCAACGATCGAATATTTCGTCGGCGGGAATACCCCGGTCCTCGGTTAATAGGAGCATTGCGGAATGATCCTGAAACCGACCGAAAAAACGATCGACGGCCTCGCCTTTACCGTTACCCAATTCCCGGCCATGCGCGCGCTTATCCTCAAGGCGCGCTTGGCCAAGGTCTTGGCCCCTGGCCTCGCCGAAATCCTGTCTCTATTCGGGGGAAAGATGCCCGAAGGGAAGGCGCTCGATATCGACGCCGCCGCCCTGGCCCCGGCATTCTCCGCCCTGGCCATGAAATTGGAGCCGGCCGAATTCGCCGGCCTATGCAAAGACCTCTTCGGGACGACCTTCGTCGTCTTGGAGGGAACGAAATTCGACCTCGACTCGACGGAAAAGATGGACCATGTCTTTACCGGCCGGCTCGAAACCCTTTACAAAGGCCTCTTTTTGGTCTTACAGGTGAACGATTTTTTCGGATTCGGCGGTATTGGGAAGGCCCTCTCGCGCAAGATGGCGCAGGAAGCCAAGCCGCCCGCGGAAAACTCGACGAAGATTTAGAGACGGAGTGGCCGGCGTGGCGTCTTATAATATCGGAACCCAAGGTCGCGACCTTGGAGGAGCTATCGACCTCTTGGTCGCTTGACGATTTAGCGAAGGCCAACGCCCTATTAGACATGCGGGCCTCGCTTGAACAGGCCGCAAGGCCAAAGGGAGCGTAAATAATGGCCGGCCTCACTATCCGCGAACTCGTTACAAAACTCGGCTTCGACATTGAAGACGAGAAATTGGACAAGTTCGAAAGCCGCGTCGACCATGTAAAAAAAGGCCTCCTCGCCCTGACCGTTGCCGGCGGGGCCGCGGCGGCCGGACTCTTCGCGATTGCCAAATCCGCGGCCAACGTCGGGGATAACCTCGACTCCCAAGCCGACGTCCTCGGGTTCGCGGTCGAAAAACTCCAGATATGGACCAGGGCCGCGGCGCTCGGGGACATTGCCTCCGAGGAGTTCGGGTCCTCGGTCCAGTTCCTAAACCGGAACATCGGCGACGCTATCCGCGGCCAGGGGACAGCCGGGAAGACCTTCAGGGAATTGGGGATCCAGATCAAGGGGGCCAACGGCCAAGCCCGGTCGACCTCCGACGTCCTCGACGACCTGTCCAAGCGGTTCCAAACCATCGACGACCCGGCCAAGCGCGCCTCGATTGCGATGGACCTTTTCGGCCGCGGCGGCGTCCGGATGGGCCGATTCCTGGCCCAATCCTCGGAGGATATCAAGCGCGCGACCGAGGTCGTCCAAGCCTTTGGATTCTACACGGCCGAGACCGCGGCCCTCGCCGACCAAACGAACGACACCCTCGAAGACTCCGAGACCTTGGTCCGCGGGATAAAGAACGAGATCGGGATCGGCCTCCTCCCCGTGATGAAACACCTCGCCGAAAGGTTCAACGCCTGGACCTTGGCGAACAAGGAAATGATCAAGACTCGGATCGACCGGTTCGTAAACTTCGTGTCCCGGGCTATCCGCGGGGCCTTCGAGATAGGCGAGCGGTTCGGTAAGTTTATGGCCGGTCTCGTCCGCATCCTGGGGGGCGTGGACGCCGTTTTAAAGATGGTAGGGGCCGCCCTCCTGGGACTCGGGGGCGCGGCCGTCATTGGGTCCGTCGTCTCGCTTATCGGCATCCTGGGGGCCTTGGGGGTATCCATCGGGGTCGTCCTCCTGGAGGTCGTGGGAATCCCCCTACTCATTGCCGCGGCTATCGCCTTTATCGCCCTCGCCATCGAGGACTTGTACGTCTGGATCAAGGGCGGGGATTCGGTCCTCGGCCATTGGCTCGGCAATTGGAAGGACTTCGCGGCCAAGGTGAAAGACGAGTTCGCCTTCCTCGTCGAGGGGTTGGGGGTGATATGGCTCGGCCTGAAAGACCTTTTCGGCGGCCTATGGGACACCCTCGCGGGCGCGTGGGGAATCCTGACCTCCCTTTGGATGGGCGATACCGAGAAATTTATCGCGTCCTTTAAGCAAATGTTCCTTGGCCTCGCGACCTTCCTCCTCAAGGCCCCCTTGGAAATCGTGGCCGGCCTGATGCAAACCGCCGGCGCGGCCGTGGCGCTCGTCCTCAAAAACGCCTTTAAAATCCTTTCCGAAATCGTCCAGGCGGCGATCCCCCCTGGCCTTGTAAAGCTCCTGACCGCGGCCGGGAGTCTCGCGGTCAAGGGCGGCGGGATGGTCGCCTCGGCGTTCTCCGGCCCTTCCGCCGGGAGCTATATCCCCAACGTGACGACTTCGAGCCCTTATTCCCTTCTCCGGCCGCCGTCCGCGCCGACGTCCGTCAGCGTCCAGGCAAACACCCCGATAAATGTCACCTTGCCGGCCGGGACTCCGAAGGAACACGCCGACGAAATGACCCGAATATTCGAGGAGAACATGGACAAATCGATCCGTCATAGCCTCCAAATGTCCACGCGGGCGGGGGGGTAGGAATGGGACTCGAAGCAATAAGCCCGCGGCCGATTGTCGCGCCGGCCAGGATAGGCGACCTGATCCTCGACGTCTTGATCGAGGAGACGGAAAACCTTACGAACCGGGTAACCCAATTCCCCGTCGAGGATGGGTCCCAGGTATCCGACCACGTGGTAAACGACCCGGACACCCTGACGATCGTCGGTATGGTCACGAACTCACCCATCCGGTCCCATGGGGGCCCGGCCGACGGACAGGCGCGCGCGACGATACCGGTCCTTGACCACGTCGTCGGGACGGCCCTCAATTTCGCCGAGTTGGCCTTGGCGTATTTGAAGCAAATCCGCAAGAACAAAACCGCGGTAACGGTAATCACGAAGCGGGGGCGGTTCGAGAACATGATCGTCCAAAGCTTCCGCCGGACCAAGGATAGGAACACCGGGGACGCCCTTACCTTTACCGTCGACCTAATCGCGATCCGGAAAGTGAAACTCCAGTTCGTGGCGGCCCCCACCCGCCGGACAACCTCCGCGCGCGCGCAACCCCGTGTCGATACGGGTAAGAAGACGGCCCAAACCGCCGCATCCGAAAACCGCTTGCAATCGACGTTTTACTCGGCCGGGCAGGGGGCGAAAAAATATATCGTGCCCCTGTTCAAGTGAGGATTAATGGTCATTTTACCCGTTTCCGATAAGCCGGCGTCTCGCCTCCAGATCACGATCGACGAGGTCGCTTACGCCCTGATCCTCTCCTGGAACGAAAGGTCCCAGGGGTGGACGTTCGGTCTCGAAGATAGGGACGGGAACACGCTTATCGCTGGCCGGCGCATCGTCCTAAACGTCGACCTCCTCGGCGGGTTCCATCACTTGGCCGTACCGGTCGGCCCCATCCTGGCCGTCGACCAAACCGGTAAACTCGACGGGGTCTTGCGCGAGGATTTGACCTTGGGGCGGGTCACCCTGCAATACCTGACGGAGGCGGAATTCCTTGGCCTTTGATCGGATTGCCCAGGTAGAGATCGGGAAACAAAAGTCCCTGATCGCGTTACGTGTCGAAGGCCTCCGGGTTACCTTCGAGGTTACGAAGGATTTGAAAACCTCGGCCAACCAAGCAAAGATCCAGATTTACAACCTCAAGCCGGACACCCGCGGCCAGATCAAGGAATTGACCGACGTCGTCACCTTGCGCGCCGGATACTCGGACGAGACGATATCCGAGGTCTTCCAAGGGGATATCGTCTCAATTTCCCACGTGCGCGAGGGCGCGGATATCGTCACCAAGATCGAGGCGAACGACGGCGGCGCGGCTATCCGCGGGGCCTTTACCAATGTTTCCTACGTCGAGGGAACGAGCCTAAAACGGGTTCTCGGCGACATTGTTACCTCGATGGGCCTCCCGGTTAAGTTCCTGGACGCCTTCGAGGATCAGCAATTTTTGCAAGGGTTTTCGTTCGCCGGCAAGGCCCGGACCGCCCTCGAAAAGGTGACCGCGCGCGCGGGCCTGGAGTGGTCCATCCAATCCGGCCAATTGAAGATCCTCAAGAGAGGCGGGACCGATAACCCGAAAAACATCGCTATCCCCCTCGTCAGCCCGGAACACGGCCTTATCGGGAGCCCGGAGCGTGTCCAGCAATTGAAGGACGACCCGACCGCGGAGAAGAAACCGCCGGGATGGAAAGTGACTTGCCTCCTCCAACCCCAGGTCGAACCCGGGAATAAACTCGGGTTCACGAGCATGGACGAACCCCAGGCCAAAGCCTACCGGGTCCAAAACGTGAAACATACCGGGGACACCCATGGGGAAGCCTGGACCACGGTCGCGGAAGTAATCGAGCCTGGGGAGATCATCAATACCGTCGTTCT